GGTTTTACCTGCTTGACCGGGGTCTTGAGGGATGCTGATTCTTACGCCTCGCCCATCCTGTGAGGCTATGTTAATCATTGCAGCGTCTCGCTGGTCTGGTCCTACGCGCATTCTGGCCATATCCGCGATAATGTACCGCCCATCTTCGAGCCGTCCGAGCTTGCCTCCTGCCGTATAGTCACCTTCCGGTGAACTGGCCAAGTCCCAGCCTCGACACCACTTGATGTTTCCAGCGGGTATTGCATCAATTACTTTAATTTGATCAGGTTTAAATAGATCACCTTCAAGGGGAGCTGGCCTTTGCTGAAAGAGTGCAGCCCATGTGCGAGGGTTTTGCTCAAACTGGTCCCAGTGCTTACGATCAAACCATTCTGGCCAGAGATATACGCCAATTTCACGTCCAAGCGGGTCATTCTCCTGTTCGCATTTGGCAGCAAGACAAATGACTTCCCAATAGTTGCCATCTTTGCAAAGAATCTTTCCACTTTCACCGTTCCAGTTTTCTGGAAGGATTCGACCTGATAAATCATCTTCGTGCCATCGGGTTTGAATTATGCAAATCCATCCACCCGGAATAAGTCGCGTCTTTAGATCATCCTCATACGCTGCAAAAGTTCTATCTCTAATAATTGGTGAGTTTGCTTGATCGCGCCCTTTTATGGGGTCATCAATGATGATTCCGTTAGCTCTATTACCAGTAACGCCTCCAAGGATTCCACGAGCCATGTATTCAGAACCGTTAGTTAAAGTGAACTCCTGAGCTGCTGAAGATTCAGCGGTCAGAACTGCATTCCATATTCCCCTATATCGAGGCTGCTTAATAATAGAGCGAGTACGTCTACCTAATTTGCGGGCTAAATCGTCTCCATAACTAGCAAGAATTATTTTGCTTCCGGGAATAGCTCCTAGATAGTCAGATGGAAACACCACTGACGCATACGTTGATTTAGCACTGCCCGGAGGCATGAAGATCATCATTCTTCCATGCTTGGTTCTTGAGACTTGGTGAAGCTTGGAAAGAAGAAGACGATGGTGCAAAGCCATCGTAGTTTCGACTGGATAAAAGAACTCAGTGTCAGGATCTTCCGATCCGGGTTTACCCGGAACATCAATGGCATTGGCATAGTGCAGGATGTCCTCTCTTGCCATCCTACGAATTAAAACTTCCCTAGCTGCGTCCGATTGCGATTGCGAGTAGCTCATCATCGGTCATCTCTCTAAGCTGGGATGCACCAATTTGGTTATTGACCTGTACGGCAACGTCTGGAGACTTTCCATAAATGTTTTCTTTTCCTTTTCCAATGACATTTTGGGCAATTTCTAACTCCTTCATATCCATGATTGGAGTCTCTTGAACCTTCTTTACTGCCCTTTGTGCAATCAACAAACTGGCCTTCCGAAAGAAGTGCAAATCTTTTGTGCGCTCATCAACTAGAGTCTGATGAATCTCAAGCTCTGTTGAATTTAGTGTTGATTTTTGCTCCGAAATCTCAGCAAGCTGTTGTTTCACATGGACAGTTTTTTCAACAAGGGGTTGAATTTTACCTTTTATCCATCCCTCTGTCTTTGCCTTTTTACTAATAGAACTTCTGTCTTTAATAGCAACTTCCTCCCTTTCAGTAATCTCTGAAAGAGATAGACCACTTTCATAGAATGCTTTAACAACATTCCAGTCGTATCTTGTGTAAGCCATTTAGACCACCTCGTCAAAACTTTCCCCCGTTTCGGAGTGGCTAGCCTTTTGGCCCGTAAAGTCCTGCCATCGCTTGATGATCACATCGCAGTATTTGATGTCTAGTTCCATTACATAGGCTTTACGACCTGTTTTTTCACAAGCTATTAAAGTTGATCCCGACCCCCCAAACAAGTCTAAAGTAAGGCTGTTTTTGTGATAGGTATCCAATATATCAATAATTAGCTCTACAGGCTTTTCACAGCTATGAATTGTTTTATGAACTTTATTTGCTTCCCATACATCTGCTGGAGCTTTATTTGGATAAATTGGCTTTCCATTTAAACAAAGATAAAAAGGTTCATGTTTTGGTCTTGAGTAATACCCTATGCCAAAGTTATTTTTTACCCAAATATGCAATGCTTGAATTTTAAAAAAAGTTTTAATTGCCTTTTCAAAAGCACCAATTCTTGACCATCCTGTCCATATAAAAGCATAAGTATCAGGCTTCATGCTACTTAAAGCGCAGCCGAACACAGAATTTAAAAAATCATCAAATTCTTTATCTTCCAAAGCATCATTTAATATTTTGTCGTGAGTTCCTCTTTGTGGGGCAAAATTTATTCCATAAGGAGGGTCTGTAAATAATATATCTGCCTTTTGACCATCCATTAGCTTATCTACAGCATCTATACTAGTGCTATCACCACACATAAGTCGATGATTACCAAGAATCCATACATCGCCTAGCTTTGTTTTTGGTTCGATTGGAACTTCAGGGACAGCATCCTCATCGGTTAAGCCTTCGGTAGGTTCAACATCATTCAATAGATCGTCAATAAAATTGGTTTCAAATCCTAGTAGGTCAATATCAAAATCATCAGATTTGAGGTCTTGGAGTTCTACTTTGAGCATCTCCATGTCCCATCCTGAGTTCAAGGCAAGCTGGTTGTCAGCGATCACCAAGGCTCGTTTTTGCGCTTCGGTGAGGTGACTCAGTTGTATGCAGGGCACTTCCTCGATGGCTAGCTTCTTGGCTGCCATGATACGACCATGACCAGCAATTAAGCCGTTGTCACCGTCAATGAGGACTGGATTGGTCCACCCGAACTCTTTGATGCTTGCAGCGATCTGAGCGATTTGCTCGTCAGAATGAGTTCGTGAATTTCGAGCATAAGGGATAAGGCTTTCTAAGGGCCTATATTCGATGGTAATCATAAGTTTTCCTTTTTTGTTTAATCTTCGTCAAGAGGATTTTACTGTTAGGCGTGAAACCAGAAATCCCCGAAGGGTCTGGTTACGGTTCCAGCGCCAGAGAAAGGAAAAAACTGGCCGATTCCGGTCAGCATATCCAATCCATCCAAGTCAGGCAATCTTTACTACTCCACGCTCAAACAGTAGTCCAATTGTCCTCCTGTGAGCTAGCTCCCAAATGTTGAGCTTTTCCTGTCTGTTTAATTTTGCTCCTTGGTCAACTTCTGAATGGCAACGGTAGCAGAGGGCAGCTATACGAAAATCGTGAGCTTTGATCCCTTTACCCTTGCCATCTATGATTTGATTGCTATGTGCAGCTACAATCGTCCCGTCTTCAATTCCGCAAATTTGGCAAGGAAACTCTCTGACTGATTCTAGGAGTTTTTTACTTCGGTATATGGTCATTGCCCGTCTTTTCCTTAATTCGGTCTATATTAGCCAGCAAAGCTTCAATATATCCGCAAGCGTCCATCAGTTCTTCCTGTAAGTGATTCAGCCAATCAACGGGGTTTAGGTCTTTACGCTCCAGAGTTACACCGTACTTCATCAATCCAGCTTCTGCCCGTTTCTGGATCTTTGCACAAACTTTATCTTCAATTGCGCTCATTTTTCCTCTCAAAAAGTTTTCTTGAATTTGCGCTCGTGGCTTCTGGCCCTGTTGTAAGAGTTACAAAAATAAAAATTCCCGTCTGGAGACTCTTTGAACGTGCTTTCATACTTGTTTTCAAGGATGATCTTTTTGTCTGTCAATGGGATTAAGTGCATCAAAGGTTCTCCAGCCTTTATGATAATTTCATATTCATGGTCTCGAACATCAATGCACAAAAAGATATGCGCAGCGTGTTGCTTTTCAAATTCCAAAACACCGCTAGGCATAAAAATGTTTTGTGATAGGCGAGAGTGATAAGCAGCCGGGGTATAAATGTATCTGGTTTTGTTGCCAAACAAATTCCAAGGGCAGCGCAATTTGACTGTGATCTTGTTTTTCAAAAAATTAGGCGCGTCATTGGAGCTGTGTATTTCAAAGAAATGCTTATCTTCTCCAGCGGTTTTAGCCAGCAGGTCTCCATTGGGTTGGATCAAAAAAGACATATCTGACCAAGCCTGAACAATGAAGCCAGCATTGATTAAGCTTTTTATGCCATAGCAATTTTTGGCAGTCCCATGCAGATTTGCTATCGTTTTAATCGGGCATGGGGAGACTTCGTAATAAGATCTCATTTCTTTGTACCAATTAGGAATGCAATGTTTTGCTTCCATAACTGGAAATCTTTCTAAAAGCCCAAATGTGCTAGTTTTTGCAGTTAAAACATTGCTTTTTCTAAATAAATTCATTGTTTTTCCTTTTCAACTAATATCACGATCAGATGCCCAAGCCATAATGTATTCTATGAGCTCTATCATTTCGTTCTTTGTAAGCTCGGATGTTCTTCGAAATACAATGTCTACTCCATGTCCATCAATAGCAGGGAGTATTTCCAGCGGTTCACCACGAGCACGAAGCCATGCAGCGGTAAGTAAGCGCTTCCATACTTCAACATCGCGCCGTTTACCAGCCCACTCAAGATACCTTGCAATGTCGCTCAATAGAGCGTGAAGCTTGGCATTCTGTGCCAACGTTCGCTTGACTGGCTTAACTTCGACTGCATAGCCGTCTGGGGCCTCCTCAACCGCTTTTTTGGCATTAGCCCTTGCTTCATCATGGGCCAGAACAAAATAACGTCTCATCGCCAATCCCCCGATTTACCACGATTTCCTTTTTTCCATTGATCTACAAAATCCTCTTCAGTAAGTTTTTTCATCCATGCAGCTTTTGGCCCGTTGATATAACAACGATATTTCTCAAGCCCCCATTCAGCACGATACTTTAAGAGTTGCCTAACCAAACAACGATATTTATGCTGTTCTTGATCCATCTTTCGGCTTTCTCTTTTCAACTATCTTCAAAAGGCAGAGCTGGTCATTTGCATGAATTTGGTCTATCGAGTCATATTGAAAAGCCCATTTCCCGTTGTATATCCCA